TGGCTCCTGGAATGATGTTCATGATTTGGCGGATAAGTTCAATGTCCAGATTTGCGTAATTGATATGTACCCTGAAATTCACAAGGCAAGGGAGTTTCAGGCACAGGAGTCTTATGAGATATTCTTATGTGATTATTCGGAATATCTCTCTACTGGCTATCAGTGGAATTTACTCAAAGGAACTGTTACGGCCAATCGAACAGAACTAATGGATGAAGTTCATACTTTTGTTACTAAACCAGCAATGCTCACATTACCGAGATTGAGCGATAAACTTAAGGAGTATGCCGTACAGATGTGTAATACTGCCAAGGTTTTAGAGATTGTTCCTGAGACAGGTGCTTCGGTTTATCGCTACAGGAAATTAGGTATAGACCACTTCAGGCACGCAACCAATTATTTCTATCTTGCTGCAAAGAGAGTGGGGATATTAGAGGATACTTACGGTCAAAGCCCACGTCAGGAATACGCAGAGACGGAGAGTAGTGTTTTAGGATAGGAGCTTAATATGAATTTTGGAGGATTGACTTGGCGTTATAGATTTGGAGGTGGGTCAGGAGTTAAGCCGCCGCCTTTACCACCACCGCCGCCTACGATGGTAGAGATAGGCGACCAAGCTATGAAGGCAAGTGAAGCGGAACGTAGGCGATTGGGACGCGGAAAGGGTCGAGGAGCCACGATATTAACGCCTGGTGTCCTTACTCCAGCCCAGACGACAAGGGCGGGATTGAAGCAGAAATTAGGATAAGCTATGACAGAGCCAACAAAAAAAGAGCAGGATAGAGCACAGGAGATAATCCGTCGACTCAATAAGATGAAGTCGGACAGGGGTACTCTCGACTCACACCTACAGGAAGTTTCCGACAGGGTCTTGCCACGTAAGAGTCATATAACCGAGACTTATATTCCCGGCAGGAAGCGCAAAGTAACTAAAGAGCTAATCAATGATACGGCGGAATTTGCTAATCAGGATATGGCTGGTGGATTGTTTGCTCATCTATGTTCAGGTCGATGGTTCGGCTTGAAAGCAAGGAGCAAGGCGTTAAACGAGTCGGAGAATGTAAAAGTCTGGTTTATGGAGACCACCCGTATTCTATTAGAAGAGCTGGCAATATCAAACTTTAATAATGAAATATACGAGCTTCTACTTGATTTGGGGTGGTGCGGCACACCTTGCATAGGGGTATTTCGTGGTGTGGATACGTGGCTTAGTTTCGAGACGTATCCTTTTAGCCAATATTACATTGCTGAGAACAATCGTAAGTTAGTTGATACGAATTACCGCAAGTTCGAGTACACCGCACGCCAGGCCGTTCAGGAGTGGGGTATTGAGAATTTAGGTAAGGGTGTTCAAGACGCCTATAGTAGTTCTAAAAAGGATGACAGGGACAAGAAGTTCGAGTTTATCCACGCCATAACACCAAGAGAGGAGCATAGCGATAGTTATCCGGCTCTATCAACAAGCCAGCCCATTGCCTCTGAATGGGTTGACGTCAAGGCCATGAAGATAATTAAAGTAGATGGTTATTATGAGATGCCTAAGTTTTCGCCACGCTGGGTAAAATGCTCCGGTGATGTATGGGGCAGAAGTCCGGGGATGTCAGCTTTAGCTACGATAAAACTAACCAACACAATGGACGCAGACGTTGTCAGGGCCGGTCAGTTACAGGTTGGTAAACCAATGCTTGCGCCGGATGACGGGTTTATCGGCACTGTTAGGATAGCCCCCCGTTCGATTTTATATTATCGAAAAAGTTTACAGGGCAGGGACAAACCGGAAGTTCTTGACTTTGGCGGCCGGATGGATTGGGCGTTTGCTTTAATAGAAAAAAAGGAAGACGTTATAAGAAAGGCGTTCTTTAATGATTTATTCGTAATGTTAGCGGAGCAGACCAAGACGCAGACCGCTTATGAGATAGCCCAGCGTATTGAGGAAAAGCACAGTCGTATTGTCGCTCCTATTGGCAGACTTCAATCGGAGTTATTTAATCATCTTATCAGGCGTTGCGTTGGTATTCTTGGCAGAGGGGGTCGGCTGCCGCCCGTTCCCGCAGAGTTATCCGGCCAGGAATACGAGATTGAATATATCTCTAAATTAGCTCTGGCCTTAAAGATATTGGAAGTCAGGTCTTTGACTACCGGTATTGATGTGATGGCGCCGCTGGTGGAGATAAAGCCTGATATGACGGACAACTGGGACACGGACGAGATAGCTCGTGGTGTGCCGGAGCGGATTGGCTGGCCGGTCGACTGGCTCAGGAATAAAGATGAGCGGGACGAGATCAGAGAGGCACGGGCGCAAGAAGAGCAGGCACGGCAGGCGGCGGAGATGGCCGTTGAAGCGGCTAAAGCTGCGCCTGGAGTATCGAAGAATGTTGAGGAAGGTAGTGTTTTAGCTGAAATAGCAGGAGCGGCGTAATGAAGTGCAAAGACTGTGATTGGTGGAAACTTCTAAAAGAAGGCGTTTCACTTAACGGAGCGCAGAAAGGCCGATGCCACGGAAAGGCGCCAACGGCTGCGGCTGTGGTTATGCCAAAGGTCAATCAAATAGCAAACACAGTAACCCCACATATTATAGAAGTAACGGTATGGCCGATAACGGGCGCAGACTGTGAAGCTTGTGGAGACTTTAAGGCAAAAAAGAATGAAGATTTTAGGCATTCACATTCTGACTGAAAGTAGTTTGAAGCGAAAGCTCGATAAGGCAAAGACTGATGCCCTTAAAATATCGGACAAGGTTATAGCGAACTTATTAGCGAAATGTGAGAGTTTGCGCATAGCTTACTTTAGAGCGAAAAATGGATAACGAGCAAAAACAAGCAATTCAAAAGCAGTTGGTTCTTGATTATCAAACCACCTTTGATTCGGAGTACGGCAGGCGAGTGCTTGACGACTTGCAGAAATGGTCTGGTTTTAACGACCGGATAATCCCTATGGGAGTTCCTGATGTTACGGCCTTTGATTTAGGCAGGCGGGATATGTTCTTACATATTAAGGACAAGCTCGACTACAAGGTGGACAAGGAAGTTCAGGAGACGGCGGAAAGCGAGACGGAATAGTGCCATTAACGAAAAAAGGCAGAAAGATTAAACGTGCGATGGTAAAGCAGTACGGGCAAAAGAAAGGTACGAGCGTATTCTACGCTTCAGCTAACGCAAAGAAGATAAAAGGAGTACACAAGTAGAAAGGAATGGCAAATGACAGAATTGCAAACACTAAAAAAGAAAAAACGTATGAACAAGGCTGCTCCTGAAGATTTGACTCGGCTGAAATTACTGCAGGATGGAGAGCCGTTGTCGGCAGCCGATTTAGAGAAAGCTAAAAAGCGGGAAGCAGACAGGAAGGTTGCTGACAAGGCCGCCTTTGAAGCCAAGAAGAAAGAGAAAAGTAGTGAGTTAGGGCCTCTTGCGCCACCGGAATTACGACATCAAGAGTCTCTTGATATACCCCCCGACCATCCTCGAATTGTGCAAATGAAAGAGGCATTGCTGCCGTTTACTCAGATTGAAGCCCACGACTCGAGGCAGGACGAATTTGTTTTGTTCACAAGGGGCGTGAGTATCACGGCGGGTGATGTGCGTGCGGCTCGGAAAGCAATGAAACTTTAATTTAGGAAGGATAATATTATGGCAGATGACCCTATTGAAGCAGGGCAGTTTTTGGGAGATGACGGGATTTTTCAGGAGAACTGGCGAGACATTGCCTTTGAAGAAGGTGATGCGCTCAGGACAGACCCGACATTGGGGAACATCAAGGATATTCGTGCTTTAGCGAGACAGGTTGTAAGCGGTGAATCGACAATCGGCAAATTGAGCGGTGGTCGAGAGTTTGCGATTTTACCCAACGAGCAGTCCACAGATGAGGAAAAGAATGAGTATCATACCAAAATTGGTAGGCCGCCAAGTGCCGAAGAGTATGAACTTGCCAAAGTCCAGATGCCTAAAGGTGTCCCGAAAGATGATAAGTTTATCGCCAAAATGGGGCAGGTTTTCTTTGAGGCAGGTGTATCGAAAACGGCTTCTGATACTATCCTGAAGGGTTATATGGAGTACAACACCGAGCTTCTCAAGAGTATGGATACCGAGGACAAACTTGGCAATGCCGAGGCAAATAAGCAGCTTCATACCATTTTAGGCAGTGCCTACGATACTAAGATGGCATCGGCTAATGTAGCAATAGAGGCGCTTGCCCGTCCGATAGATAATGACTTTGCCGAGACACTCAAGAAGGAGCTCCCTTACGATGTAATGGCCGCCCAGATGCTCATTAGGATAGGTGAGATGATAGGTGAGGACAAGGGACTGAAAGGCACACCGGAACACGAGGGCTTTACTCCCGCCGATGCTTTATCGAAGATAAACGAAATAATGAAAGACCCGTATTATGTTACGGACAGGCCGCAAGCCAGAGATGGTCAAGGGAATTTCCTTCACCCGCCCAACAAACAATATCACGATGAACTCGTAGAGAAGGTAAACAGGTTATTTGCAATACGTTCAGGAAGCTAAAAAGGAATGCAGTGACAGTAGAAGCTGAAAAAGCGATAAAAAAGATGAACGATACAAAAAACCCCGCCGAAAAGGCACATATCAAAGAAGATATTGATAGGATGCCTTTATCATCCGGCGAGATAGACCAAGTTCAACAGAGAGAGGTTGACAGGAAAGCTAATGATATAAAAGTTTTTCGCAAAAGCAGGAATAGATAAAATCCGAGCGGCCCGCAAGGGTTCGGTTGACTGCTGGAAAGACAGCCGCCGACCAGGCGTAAAATGATAGGCAGAGTCTGAGAAATCAGGTGGCTCTTCTGAAAAGCAATTTATTAACGTTTTTTAAGGAGAGTCATTATGAGTTTCGAGATTACAGCAGCTCAAACTGAACAGTACAGAAGTAATATCCTGTTACTGAGTCAGCAAAAGATGAGCTATCTGAGGGCGACCTGCCAGGAAGAGTCGGTTGTGGGCAGGACGTTCTACGGTGAGCGAATTGGCGCCACCGCAGGCCAGGACATCGAAGAACGACACGGCGACACACCTCTAATTTCCACTCCCCATTCGAGGCGCCGAGGTTCTATGGTCGATTGGGACTGGAGCGACCGCATTGACGAGATGGATAAAATCAAAATGATTATCGACCCCCAATCGACTTATGTCCAGAACGCCATCGCCGCCGCTAATCGCCGAATTGACAAGCATGTTTACGGGGCGCTTGGCGGCGCCGCCGCTGCGGGCCAATCAGGTGGAACTACCATTAACAACTACGACGCAGGCGAATGCCGTCTTGTCGATGCGGACGGTACGGTCGCAACGGCCGGTAGTAATCACACGCTGGTTGCCACGGAGACGGCCTTGACTATTGCCAAGCTCCTGACGTGCAAGCAGCTGCTTGATGAGGGCGACATCGACCCTGAGCGCCAGAGGCACCTCGCTACCAATCCGTACAATATCAATCAAATGTTGAATACCACTGAAGTCAAGAATGCGGACTACAACACTGTCAAGGCGCTGGCTCAGGGCCAGATTAACACTTTTATGGCCTTCAATTTCATCATGCTGCAGAACTACCAGGACGCAATTAAAGGCCATCTGGTCGATAGTCCCATTGAGACGGCTGATACAGCCGTTGAATGTTACGCCTGGGCGCAGGGCGCCGTCAAGCTCGGCGTTGGCAAAGAGATTCAGACTTCGGTAGACATACTTCCGACCAAACGATACTCCGTACAGGTATATATGAGGCACAGCTTCGGCGCAGTCAGAGTCGAAGGCCCCGCCGTGGTCGAGATTTCGCTGAAGAAGAAATAAACCGCTTAACCGAACAGGGTTAAGCAAAACT